CGTTGCAGGAACAGGCGCAGTTGGGGACGTAATTGTCAACATACCTATCGACGTATCCGTTACAGGCGTGTCAGCTACAGGAAGCGTTGGGTCTGTTACTGTAGCGTTTGGTTATGCGGTTACAGGCGTATCAGCATCAGGGCGTGATCCGTTCCCTGTTTCAATAGGAATAGGTCAGTATGTATACCCAGAAGGTGTTTCCGCTACTATGGAGTTGGGAACAGCATTTGTTTGGAATAATATAACGCCTATACATAACGCAAACTGGACCCCAATAACCCCAGCCCCGCCGGGAGATTGGACACAAATATCTCCTAGTTCTTCACCAAATTGGAAAAAGATTGCGTCTTAATGATATGCGCGATATAAATATGTCAGCTTACAGTGTTTAGGAAACTTACATGGCTAGTGTTTACACAAACGATCTAAGATTAGAAGAGATAGGAACTGGTGAACAATCAGGCTCTTGGGGTGCGACAACCAACACTAACTTAGAATTAATCGCTGAAGCATTTAGTTACGGCACTGAAGCCATAACAACAAATGCAAACACACATGCAACTACTATTGCAGATGGAGCAACAGACCCCGGACGATCTTTGTATTTAAAATACACAGGCGCTTTGGATTCAGATTGCACAATTACTATTGGCCCAAACACTGTCAATAAAATGTGGTTTATAGAAAACGCTACTACCGATAGTGGTTCTTCAGGTCCGTACAACATTATCATTAAGCAAGGCACTGGCAACACAATTACAATACCAAACAGTCAAGTTAAGGCTGTTTTTTCTGATGGAGCGGGTTCTGGCGCAGCCATGACTGACGCCTTTACAGACTTGAGCGTCCCAAGTTTGTTTGTAGCGGGGGCCGCAGCGCCTTCAATTGGTGACGTTTTGGCATTAAGCATAGCGTTAGGATAAACGATGGCTAATACATTCAAGAGTTATTTGGCAAGTGCAACGGGAACCTCTGCGGCTACTGTACGCACAGTGCCGTCAAGCACACAGACGGTTGCGGTGGGTATTAACCTCGCTAACATTCTCACAAGCCAGATTAAAGTCAGTGCCTACATTACCAGAAGCGGCACAGATTATTACATTGTTAAAAACGCACCGATACCCGCGCAAGGGGCGCTGTCTGTGCTGGATGGGAAAATTATCTTAGAAGCTGCTGATGTTGTTAAAGTAATATCAGACACGGCAAGCAGCGTAGATACTGTATTATCGGTCTTGGAGATCACCTAATGGCTGGATATATCGGCACGGGCGCAGTCCCGCAGGCTACACAGAAACGTGATTCATTTACGGCAACGGCTGGGCAAACCAGCTTTCCCACAAGTGGATATACACCCGGATTTGTAGATGTTTATATGAACGGTGTAAAACTTGCACCTGCCGATTTTACCGCGACCAACAGCTCAGACGTTGTGCTGGCGGTTGCTGCGGTTGCTAACGACACGTTAGAGATTATTTCTTATAGCACATTTGAAGTATCAGCACAGACATTTACGGGTGACGTTACTGCAAGCGGCGGAACATTCTTGCCCACGGGCGATACGTCTGCGGGTGATGCCGCCGCTATGGGCTATGCTGCGGCGGATGGTTTGGTGCTTACAGGTCAGGGTTCTACATCAGACGTAACTATTAAGAACGATGCAGACGCTACAGTAATGTCGATACCAACAGGTACAACGGGCGTGACGTTTGCGGGTACTCCTACGTTTCCTGATGGCAGTATAAACATTGCTGATCTGGATATTGATGGCGGTACTGACATTGGAGCAGCGTTGGTCGATGCTGACTTAATGGTTGTTGATGATGGTGCGGGTGGGACCAATCGAAAAGCTACCATGTCTAGGCTTGCTACCTATATGGGTACTAAGATCGGTGGGGGTACGGAGTTTATTTCATCTACTGGTGAAATGTCAAATGTTGCTGCTGCTAGTTTTACAGGTTTTGACTCAAGTAAGTATGATGATTATGTATTTCGCTTTAATTATGTACGGCCTGTTTCAGATAATCAAAAATTGTTTGGTCATGCAAGTACAAATGGTGGTAGCAGTTATGATGAAACTAACGGTAATTATCACTTTAATGGCTTAACAGATACAACAGGTTTTAATATTAATCACCAAAGTGGTGCAGGAGATGATACAAACGAATATGGCATTGTAGGAGAACTTAGATTATTCAAACCTCATGCTAGTACATATACGACTGCATATGCGGCAACAGTTGTTTGGAGCATGGGCGGCTATCTATACAGAGGCGCTGATGGTGATTACCGTGGTTCAGGCTATCTTTTTACAACTGAGGTAAATGCAATTCAATTTAAATTTGGCAGCGGAAATATACTTTCAGGAGAGATTAGTATGTTCGGAATAGTAAACTCATAACACAACAACAAAGGAAAAGCAGAAATGCCCCGCTACCATAATATAAACGGAGAAATGGTGCAGTTCACTGCCCAAGAAGAAACTGCCCGTGATGCAGAAGAAGCGGCATGGGCTGCGGGGGCCAACACCCGTGCAGCGGCGTCTGTGCGCGAAGACCGCGACAAGAGATTAGCAGAATGCGATTGGATGGCTAATTCTGACGTAACAATGGCAAGCGCGTGGACAACGTACAGACAAGGGTTGCGTGATGTACCAGCACAGTCTGGGTTTCCAAACAGCGTCACATGGCCCACTAAGCCTACTTAGGAGATTATAAGATGGCAGGATATATCGGCAGCAAAGGCTCTGGAATTATCTCAGGTATTGATGCGTCTATAGCGGACCTCAACCTGACGGATAAGGCTTCAGCCAACGGCACCACAGAAGCCAATAAAGTTCTTACTGCTGACGGTAATAAGGACGTTACTGCGATCCGCAACTTGACTGCTACAGGCACTGTTACACGCGCCCTGACACGCGGCTCTATTGATGTTGGCAATAGTTCTGGTGTGTCTACGCCTCTGGCTATCGGCGGTGCAAATACACTGCTTCAATCCGATGGAACAGATGCGTCTTGGGCTACTGTTTCTGGATCAGATAGCAGGCAAGAATTTGTAGCAGATGGGACGGTTGGTGCAAGGGCAGGAGTTTTTCTAACTGTAGCTGGTAAGGTGTCTGCAAGCCCAGCTTATTTATTATCTGATTATGACCAAATATCCGATTTGGGAACTGTGCGGAACCTCCAAGCCAGTGCTGCCTACAGCGGGGCCAGCGGTTGTACTGCTTTTTCTACACAAGACAACAAAATTGTTAGTGTAATGAAAAATATAGTTTATAGCACTGCTATAAATATGCAATATATGGTAAGCACGTTGGCAGCAGATGGCACGTTATCTCACGGCTCCCTTTTAGACTTCAATACTAGCAGCTTCCCATATATAACCGCTATTAACATGAAATATAATGCCGCTATAAACAGATTTATCTGTTGGGGCGGAAACGGCTACGGTCCCGGAGTGTCGGGCGTTGCCAATACTCAACAATTCATTGCTATAGGAACGCTAAACGCAAGTAACAATACCGTTGCTTGGACTTTTTCTAATGTTACCAGCGTTGGTTATTATTCAGGCTCATATTCTAGTATACCCTACTCTACAAGATCGTGTAGTTTTAACTATTGTCCTTTTGATGTTGCTACTGATGGGAGCCATATGGCTACTATAGCACAAGGCTATTTTGACAACAATGGAAGCGCCCTACAGACCAGCATGAGAGCTTTTTCTATAAATGCGTCAAACAACACTGCCTCTGGTGGCTCTTGGGTAACTATGAAACACGCCAACAGTAATGTAATCGCAAACTATAACGGCCCTTACAATGTAACTTGGCACAATGGCACTTCACAATACATCCTTCAGGTTTATGGGGGAAATGTATACGGCATAAACACAAGCACTTATGCTGCGTATAACAATACAACCGTTTTTTGGTTAGCAACAGTGAGCGGCAACACTATCTCTCAAGTCACTACAAGCAGTATGCTTAAAACTGACGGTAGCGGACTTAGTAGTGGTTATAGTGCGCCACAGAATAAGGATATAGTATGGGTTGCGACTGATAATGCTAATGTTTTATGGGGCATTAGTGGGACTATGGATTACACTAACGGCATAGTTCTGCACAGAGTTACAATAGGTAGTGGTAGTCTTAGTTCATACAGCCGATCTGACGTAATTAATCTTAAAGACTCACAGTTTGGCAATATTAGCATTGTTGGCGATGGAATCGCTAGTTGCAATACAGTAAATCCACTTCCTGTAAATGGTGGAACCTCATCCCCTAAGTGGCTTTTAAATTTTTTAAACACTAACATTAGTGCTACGGGTTTATTAAGTACGGCTAAATGGTCTGCGGAAATTACATACGACAGCTCCACACTTGGCAGTGTTACTTATTCGGAGGGGAATGGAGTACCTAGTCAACCATTTGATGCCCCCGGTGTTACCCAATACTATCCTTCGGGGGGTAATTGTTGGGCCTATGATTCTAACAGGAATCAGGCTGTTGGAATTGGAACAACCACCACTTCTGATGGCACATCCACACAGAAGTACATTACGGCTGTTGCGGTAAAAACAGGGGATAAAGGTTCTCTTAATAACGTCATTGGTCTTAACGATAGTTCATCTAGCGTGTCAGATGGCAATACAGTGACAACGGCAATGATGGGTAGTGTAGTGTCTGGATTTAGCGGTTTGGGGATAGGTAGCGAACTACTATCTTCTAACGGATCAACAGTCGGAAGAGCTATTTCCGCGACTAAAGTTTTTGTAACTGCTGATGGAAGCGGTGGGGGATAAGAAAATGTATATTCCAGAAAATTTACCTGTATTTACTGCGTGGTATTCTGTTGCCGATATTCCCAATAAGCCGCCGCAGGAACCAGAGTCTTCGATGTATGCTTTTCAAGTTTGGCGTAACTTAAAACTGTGTGAAAGTGATTTTATGGCTTTAGGCGATACGTCAACAATGTCTACGGATTGGGCAACATATCGACAGGCTTTGCGTGATTTACCCTCTAATGAAAATTATCCTGCAAACTTACTTGACCCAACATTTGTACCGCTAGACCCTAACGGAGAATAACTATGACCAAAGCCAGAGATTTAGCAGGGTTCTCGACGGGTTCGATTACCAACACCACGGCTGACGGCCTTATCCTAAAAGGCGATGGTAGCAGCACAGACGTTGTAATTAAAAACGGTGC